GCGGTCCAAATCCAAACGTGGTTCCGCATCTCTCATTGAATTTCTTATGAATTTTGAATCCGCAATCGGCATTGTCATAATCTCTTGAGCAATACGACCCTTATCGGTCTCACCATTTAATGAAACAATTTGCATCTCCAATCTTTTTGTCACTACAGGAGCAACAACACCATCAGGGTATGCATCTTGAATTTTTTGGATTTCTTTAATATCAGACATTGTCAACAACTTACATTTCACATTTGCCTTAGAAACTGGAAGTTGAAATTCAAACAACCCGTCATTACCAGGTTCCATCGACCCCTGTTTTACACTGAGTTCGTCCAATAGAATGGTTTGTTGGAAGTCTTTAAGAGTCTTCGGGTCTCTAAGTGTAAAAGTATATTCGGGACCAAAGGAAGAGTTTCTTAAGAAGATTAGAATGGCTTCAACATCACAATCCAATAGTTGATTAGGGTCAACATCTGGTTCGTAGATTTTGTTTCTAAGCAACGTGTGAACAATATTGTCGGGGTTCTTTTGTCCCAACAAAATGTTTTCGTCTGCGGCTGTTAAGTATCCCACTTTTAGGGATGCCTTTTTATTTCTATAAAATCTACCTTGCGAAGGTAGTGTCACCACGTCGTGTGGTAAGTTAAAGTCTTCTTGACCGTATTGTGCTGCGTTGTCCATAATATATTATATAAAAAAACCATAGAGAGTCTCCCCTCTATGGTTAAATATAAATGAACTGATTTTATCGTAAAGAGTATATTAGTATACCAAAATACATCTATCAGGACGAAGAGTTGCAGTAATTGTTGCAATACCATCGTCACTATATCCTAACGAGTCAAAGTTTACATCAGTTAAGAATGTTCCTTGTAACAACCACTTTTCAATTGCCACCCCTGTTGGGTCTAACATTTCAAGTGTAATTTGTTTTTTGTAACCTGCTGCGTATCCCATACGACCAGTTACAGATTCAGCGTGTAAACGAACCCACTCCATAAGTGCTTGTGAAGCTGAAGGACCGATTGGGTCACGGAATGTTACGTTAATTGTATTCCACGTAAAACGACCAGCAACATAAGTTGAAGTGTTCAAGAATGGAATTTCCACAGGATTAATACTAACTTGTGGTCTTGATGTGGACTCAACATACCACGAATTGATACCCAAAGAAGAATCGAAAGAGAGAATAAACCTATTCTTTCTTTTTGGTTCGTAAGGTATCGGCATTTTCATTAATAAATCAGCCATTGTATTTTGGTTTTAATAGTCTTTATTTTATTATAAATATAAGTCGGAGTAATTTTTTCTATTTACTTTCCACCGGAAAACTGAATATTACATATAACCAGTCCAGTTTTTTTAAACTTCTATTTTTTCTCCTCCTTTAGTTAAATAAGTTTTAACTGGTTTATCTTCATATTCCTTATCTAAGAAATCTTTAATCTTATCAATATTTCTAGGGTCATCATCAGAAAAACCAATCATAGGAACAAAATTGTTCTTTACGTCGTTTTTGAAGAATGCTCTTTTTCCAATCCTACCCGCCAACTCTTTTACATATAAAATGAACTCACGTAGTGCCTTAATTTTTCCTTCTTCAGGATTGGCAGCACTTCCTTCACCATAAGTTACTGGATGGAATTTTAATAAGTCCAAATATACCTCAATTAATTCTTCATCACTCATATCTTCTTCATCGACAAATTGACGGTATTTTCTAAGGTTATTAACCAGTTCATTCTTACTAATTCCTTTATGGTCCGTAACAATCATGTTGTAAACCGCGTCCCTCAAAACAGAAGGGGTATGTCCTCTTGCAGTAATAATTGAAAAAATTGAACCTCCGTTGATTGCCTCAACAAAATCGTCCCATGAAGGACCTGTCTCTGCCAACATAGCATCAACAATAAATTGTGAGTCACCTTTAACGGTAAAGTTTCTATAAGGGTCCTCAGCATATCCGACAATCATCTCACCGTTGTATTCGAAAGGTTCTTGACCAATCATCCCACGGTAATCTGCAAAGTCCTCAGTAGACATCCCAACCTCTTTACCGTCCTCCGTCTGAACAACGATTTTAGTTGGCATCTCCAAGATATTGTCGTCCCAATCAAAAGCATAATACTTTAAATCTGGGTGACCCTCTTCATCAAAACCTTCCTTGAGTTCTTTTTCCTCAATATACTCTTTTAAGATTTTACGAATCATTTGTTATCCGAATTAAGTTTTTCAATTAATCTTTCTAATTGTGATTCAGTCATCACAATATTCTGAGCTTTCTCAGAAAATGTCTCTTTACCCTTTTCTAAATTAAGGGCTTCTGACAAATATGATTTTTTAAATTCCATGATTTTACTTTTTATTAAACGTTTAAAAAAGGCTAATGGGGGTCACCATCGGTAACCCCCAACTAATATAAATATACTAATTATACATCTTCGAACGATGCTCCTGTCGGAGTAATCAAGAATTCGATGTCAATAAATTCTAACGCTCTTGTTGGTTTCAAGTAAATCTTACCAACCAATTGGTTTGAATCTAAGTCTTCAGGTGAGTCAGAAACCGTTACACGGAAGTCGTATAAACCTCTGTCTCTTCTGATAGAATCCAAGATTGGGTTCACCGCATCTAAGAAATCTTGTCTTACCTGAGCGTCATTCTGTTCGAATAACAATCTCACAGCTACCGCAGAAATCAACTTACGAGCTTGTAACAACAATCTTCTTACGTTAATTCTGTCAAGTGCAGATTCTCTAACCTGTAGAGTTTTGTTACCCCAAATTACAGTACCCACATCTGAGAATGTAGCGATTGGGTTCAATCTACCTTGATATAGAGTGTCTCTATCGTCTTGAGTCAACTTCTTACGTGCTTTAACTGAGTTCACCAAACCTCTTGTGTAACCCGCAGTTGCGAACCAAGGGAATGCAATGTTATCAGTTAATGCCAAGTTTCTCACAACTTCTGCCGTTGGTGGAATGTAGATTTGAGTGTTGTTTGAACCATCTCTAACCAAAATCCATGGGTAGTAAGTTGCTGTGTAGTTAGAATCAATACCTGTATCATCTAAGTTATCTACCGCAGTTTCAGGGTAAATAAAGTCAGTATCAAATGACGCTCCGTTTGGTGCGAACATATTGTAGTCAGGAGTTGTACAAATGTAGATTGAATCCGCTCTATCAGTTTCAACCATATCAATTGCTTCCTCAACCAAGTTTGAGTTATTTAGATAATCAATACCTGGTGTTGTCAATACGTTGATGTTTACTGCTTCAGGGTTTTCAAATGACTTCTGACCTAATAGATAAGCGTAGTAGTCAGTGTTCGCCCAATCAACACTATTGTCACCAACAGTAATTTGTTTGAACGCTCCCCATCCTGTTGCGGTTGGGTAAGACGCTGAAGCCGCAGCTCCCGCCAAGTATCCTGAACCTCCTAAACGGAATCTATCAGTGTTTGTTCTTGACTCTCTGTAGATATCCCATCCGTCAAAACCACCTTTAGCTAGTAAAGTAAACTTACGAGCATTTAGTCTGTAGTATGGGTTAGTCTCTGATTGAGGGTCTGATTGGAATGTCGCATCACCAACCTCAAACGCCGACTGACCTGAAGTTGTGTAACCCGCAGGAATAGTAACAACAGTTGCTCCTGAGTCCATGTGGAAACCTTTAGTAAGGTAAGCCCAATCTGAACTATCAGTTGCAGTTGCCAAGTTAGTTGGATTTTGTTTACCTACGTAGTTGTAGAAATCACTATCGATACCTACTGTGTTTGATAAACCTAAGTAAGTTTTTCTTACTTTGTCACCTGAACTTCTTGTTGAGTTATCCGCACCTGTGCTAGTTCCGAATGGTGGGTTGTAGATAACTTCACCAGGAATGTTGTATTTTGTTTTATAAACTGGGAAAGGACTTCTCGCTCCTGAGTATTCTCTGAATACGTAACCTTCAAAACCACAAGGTAATGCATCTACAGGTGCGTCCTCTTCCATTTCTATCATAATAAATGAAGACTTCAATTCGTATTCACCATTAGCAGTACCCACTTTTCTTGCTACGTATCCGTTTTCAGTTGGGTCCAAGGTACAATTTGAGAATTTCTCTAAGACTACAGGATTTGCATCCGTATCGAAGAAGTCTCTTACAATGATATCAAATGTGTTATTATTAAATGAAATGTTAACAATAGAAATCTTAATCAACTGGTTTGCCGCGTTACCGTCAGAGATTAAGATAAATTTAAATAGTTTTTCAACTGTATTACCTCTCAATTCTGAAACCACAAACGGAGTCGATGGAGTTTGATATTGTTCTAAATACCAACCAATTGATGTGTTAGTTGCATTGTCTTCTTTAGCAGAAGGTAAACCAACCAAATCACAATTCAAACCACGAATCTTACCAGTACGGTAACCGTAGTTCAACATGTTTTGGAATGTTTCTTCAATGAACAATGGAACTTCACTTCTTGATTTTGAGAAGTTAGTCATACCAAATACCTTAGTTAAGTAGTTAGTATCACT